TTCTCACTACCATGATCGTGTACACACCAATCGGAATAAACTGAACCCTGTCATAATCGGTTCCCGGACCTCTCCTGATATTTAGATCAGAGATCCTAACCTTCACCAGGAACGGCACTTTCACCGCCGGCTCTGCTGCCTTCGGCTCATACACCACCTTACCATCCGCATCGAACACCCTATACCCCTGATTTTGATCCGCACACTTCTTCGCGTTGTCCAGGATCTTATAGGCTCCCTTCTGGCTCTTGGCATCCGCCCAGGACTTCCTCACCCGGTACCAACGGATCAATTCGCCTCCGGAATCCTTCACCTCATACTGAGTCAGGTTCCACCTCTCAATGATGGAAATCAGCTTCTCCACATAGGTCAGGCTTGTGGCATAGCCGCCATCCTTGATGATCTGCACAGCCTTCTTATAATCCGTGCATCCCTTCAGCCCTTCATAACGAAGCTTGCTGCCGTTCTTCGCCCCAAGCAGATAAGCGGAATGGTCAGCAATAGATTTCTCAATGCAGGGATACTTCCGGAAGTCTGCCGTGATCGTGATCATGCTGCCGTCAGGATTCTGTTCCTGCGTCTTCTTCGTGTACTTGCTCTTTCCGTCCCAGCTGGATCCGCTCCAGGTATTCCCGGACAGGCTGCACTTCATCCCAAAGATGTTGTTGGCATTCTGAGCCAGCTCGCTCTTTCCATACCCTGATTCCAGAATGAACTGAGCCAGCGATACCGATGCTAGGATGCCGCTTTTCTTCTGATCCGCAGTGAACAGCGCTCCGACTTTCTTGATCGCATCCGCCTCAGACAGGTTCTTCAGGACAGAGGCCTGTGTCCCATTTGCAGCTGAACCTCCACCGGAATCAGCGGATCCCTGCAACACCTTCGTTACCTTCTCTGCCAAATCACCCATTCTCGCATACATCCAGTTGCCCGGACAGGACTTATTCGCAAACCATCTGTGAACCGTCAGGATCATCTCCCCGCTCTTCGGAGAATAATTCAGCGTCTTGTCCTTATCCCCAAACCAGATCAGCTTGTTCTTTCCGTTACGCTTACAGATGTCAATGCAGAGCTCGATCAGCTTCTTATACACCACATCCCTGAACGCATAAGGCTCCGTAGTATCGGAAGCACACTCAATCGTGATTGCCCTCTGATCGTTGGCATTGCTGGAAGAACACCAGGAACGATTCTTCTCTTCCACATACAGAGCAACCCTGCCGTCCCGGTCAATACCGTAGTTACTGGATGCCTGCGTGGACTGCTTTTCAAACCACTCTCCAAGTCCTTCCGCCGTACACTGGCCAACCACACAATGCGGCGTGATCCGGTCAATGCTGTGCGTCCTCTGCCCGGAATGGTTCGGTGAGAGTTTCTTATAAACCACCATAGAACTGTTCGTGTAAGCCATTATTCCTCACCATCCTTCTTATCCTTTTCCTTCTCGCTCCGGTCATGCAGCTGCTCCAGCACCTTGTGAAGCTTCCCCGGAATCGGAAGTCCCAGATACGCTGCATTTTCCACAAGGCTCAGGCCTTCATTGGAGATGTAGAAGAAAATGATCGCGGTTCTTAAGACACCAGCTTCTCCGAAAATGTGAGTATCCAGCAGATGCCCGATTCCTACCATCGCAAAGATCAGAACTTTCCTACAGATCCCCTTGAAGCCCACAGCGCTCGACAGCTTCTTATCTGCCACTGCACACATGACCCCTGTGATGTAATCCAGTACCACAAAAGCCAGAAGTGCATAGAGCAGGCCGTCATTTCCGCCCAGGAAATAGCCAAGCCAGCCACCTACTGCCGCAAAGATTGCCTGCATCACATTCCAAAACTCTTTCATCGCAAATCCCTCCTTCGCATAAAAATAGGCGGCTCCCATTCCGGGATAACCGCCTTAACAACACTGTTCATTTATCCAACCCTTACGTCACCGTCTGCTCCGTCAGTGTGTACGTGATCTTCATTGTCTTATCCGCATTCTTCACCACCGCCTGGCTCAGATTGCAGATCGTAGCAAGATACGGAGTCAATAGCCAGGTATACCTATACTGGTTCAGATAAGCGCCGCCCCAGGCAAAGACATATTCCTTGTACTGGAAGAACGGCGTGGATACATTCCCGCAATGCTCCCCGGCAAATAACGGGATCACATGGTCATTCACATCGATCTCAAAATCATAAGCCACGATAATGTCATTGAGAATGGTCAGGCAGCAGTCCGTACTGCCAGTCTCCCCGATGCATCTCATGGCGGAAGTAAATCCCAGACTGATCAGCGTCACATCCGTACTGTTGGAAATATTGATCTTATACACACCGGTCTTGTCATAAGACGGCACATACAGATACCCGTTTCTCACTACAGCACTTCTGTTCCCTGACGGATAACTGGATCCTTCCTTGAAGCTTCCCATCGTCATCAGCGTTGCATTGGAAAGCGTCCACTGACCTTCCGTAAATGTATAGTCGCTCTTCCTAATCTTGATCCAGAGCACCGTTGCGCTGCCGGAGGAATTGCCCTGATTGGCAAAACCATACCAGTACCCATCGCCGCCATCCATAAAGATTCCATACGGCGTATAGCTTCCATAAAAATGGAAGGTGCTGCACTGAAGGACCGTTGTATCCTCCAGCACCAGCGTGGAATCATCCAACTTCTCATTCAGGCCGATATCAAAGACCGGGATCCGGTACCTCTTGATCGTCACGGTATTGCTCGCATATCCCAGGGAATAAAGCTTCGCATTCTCAAAATCCACCGTCACACAACGGAACAGATCATTGATAAACCCATCCCCGTCATCCAGGCTTACCTTCTTGATCTGAAGCAGCGTGGTATCCACCGCCACCTCAGAGCCATAAGCATTTGCCCCTCCCTGCTTGGAAGTAAGTCCCACCGCCGTGATCGTGCCGTTCCCCTGCGAAGGCGTAAACTCCCAGACAAACTTATAACCGTCTGTCAGCTTCATGCTCTCCGTCAGGTTCATGCTTCCCCTCTTGGTATTCGCCGTAGCATTGACATCATTGGAAGCATAAGCCACCGGCAGATTTGTTGACGGCAGATAAATGTTATTCGCCTGTTCCGTGATGGAACCTGGAAAAAGCAGGATGCCCCCGATCATGTTGGGACAGATCGGAAGCAGCGCATCATTCCAGGTCAGGGAATCATCATACTGACCGCCAGCCTTATACATGACGCCCATCGGATTTACTCCCAGAATGTCATTGACGGCATTGGTGACCATGTTGGTCTCCGATACCGTCTCTACGTTTCCTGTATTCTGGTCTTCCAGTTCAATGACCAGATTTCCTGTATATCTTTTCATCGTAACCTCCTTAAGTGTTACTGCCCGGCACATCCACAACCATCGCAAAACCGCCAACGGCTGTCCTGCCATTCTTCACATCCGAATAGTACCGTCTCATGGTTTCCTTGACCTCCCATTCATCCGCTTCCGTGAATGCCTTCACCTGAAGCCGTCCGTTCTGACTTCCATCGCCGATTCTGAACAGGTCAACATACTCTTCAATATCGATCCTGCCGTCCCATGCTGCTGAAGCACCCATGCTCTGGCCGGAAATGGAAGCAATACACATCCCGGTATCCACCGCAGCCGTACCGCCTTCACAACGCATATAGACATTGAAGATGTTCGTGTAGTTCGGCACCACATTCTCAATCGGATAATACAAAAGAATCGTGTGCCTTCCAGAGTGCCAGTTCTCCTGCGGATAATGCACCGGGATCATCTGGTTATTGAACTCAAAGGAAAAGATCACATCCGCATGACCGTCCTCCTGCCAACTCATCGGAAGAGATACCGTTATCGTCTGCTCTTCTGTATTACCAATAACCACCGGCTCTTCCTCAGGATCATCCGGATCCACCGGCAGATCATCAACCGGGACAGACGGGATCACCACATCCCCGGATGCTGTAACAGACCTCATGACTGGCTGAGCCGTCACATCCACGATCACCTGACCAAAAAACTGCGCATGATTTGCCTCTGTCGTGGCAAACTCGATGGAAATGATTTTCGTATCCACATCCCTGACCGTAAACGCTGATGCATTGGTGAATGTATGAATCCCGATCTTCCCCGCCTCGATCTGAGCCAAGAGTCCGGAGATATTCTTATCATTCTTGCTCTTCGCCTGAGAAAGCTTTGGATTCTTTCCCACACATTTGATGCTCTGCCTGCCGCCGATCTTGATACTGTTTGAAGTGATGCAAGCATATTTTGTAGCATCCGCCTGACCACCGGTAAAAGAAAGAATGTCTCCCACATCCAATGCAGGATTCCCGATGGTATCCGAATCAAACGGCACATAGTTCACAACAGCCAGATCATTCAGGATATTTGTGCAAAGCTGCCGCCTGGTCTCTTCAAGTCCAAACTGCAATAGCGGATTCACTCCTAGATTCATGGTCAACCCATCATCCGGATCCAGTGCATAATACTCCGCGATCTGCGTCCGCAGGTTTGTTGAAGAAACCGCTGTATATCTCGTGATAAAGTCCGAAAAGCTGGAAGTAAATCTGTGCTTCCTTTCCACCACAAGCACCGGCTGATCTCCGTACTTTCTCAATTCCAGTTCCCCGGCTCTGTTGATCACGAAAAAACCGCCAAGCACTTGTCCCACATAGAACAGCACATCGCGGTATGTCTCAATATCATTATCAGAATAAATGGACAGGTTCTCGGTTCCATTCGGCATCGCTTCAATGGTTGCCCTGTCCTGAGCCAGCGTCACATCACAGGCCGTCGAGCATAGCACCATGAAATCATAAGCATTACCGATGGATTCCAGAGAAGTAAAAGCCTTTTCAAATCTCACCATGTAATCATACGCCTTGATTTCCAGGCACTTCGCTTTCCTGTTTGCCTCCGATACCTCGAAGATCCCCATCGGAATCCTCTCATAAGAACCACCAGCTACCTGCAGATGGTAGAACAGCTCTACCTTCGCATCTTCCAGCGTGTACCGGTTGATCTCAGAGAAAAGCGATATCCCCATCTCCGCAGCATACACCGTTCCCAGTTCGATCTCCGTGGATCCGCAGCACTGAGAAGTAATATATCCGCTGCCCTTAACCATATCATCCTGATCAAAGTTGTAAACCGTCCCGGCAGTCGTTGTAATCCTGCCGGTCCAGTAATATTTTCTTGTATTCGCCTTCACTGCTTCAAGGAAGGCATTGCTCACTGGATACATAGCCGCCCTCCTTAAAACTCTTTCAGCGTGAAGGACACCTCCCACAAGCTCCCATAGCTTGTATCGCTGACCAGCTTCACCTGATATCCGTCAATGAACATCTGAGTATCTACGATGTTCATAGTCTCCATATCCAGGTATCCCACGGTAATGCTTGCCAGCTTCTTATACGCCGAAAACTTATTCAGCCACTTCTTCGATACGCGGAAGGTCACACCGATCTGAACCACACCTTCTCTTACCACATCCCTCTGTGTGGTTCCCGCTTCCGTAACACCTCCGCTGTCTGCCTCCACATCCGATAAACTCACAGAATAAGAGGCAGGCATCGGGATATTCTCATTGTTAAAAACAAGATACTGCAAATGAGCCATCTTACCTGCCTCCACTTCTTAGATTCATTCTCTGCTGAGCCGTAACCACGATCTCATCAATCATGTCACCGCCGATATAAACAGGGATCACGATGTCCCCTGCAGCACCGCCACCGGCAAGAGCCGTATTCAGCGCCGTATTGATACCGGAGATCAAATCAACGCTCGATGCTGCAGAACCGGAATAGCCGCCCTGAGCCGCCATCACTCTCGGAGTAATGGTCAGATCAGAAGTCACACCGTTCATGGCATTCTCGATCATGCCCCGGCTCTTCTCAATTCCCTTCGCCAGTCCGCCGATAAAGTCCGGCATCCAGCTTTCATAATCCGTCAAAGGACCTTCATCCGGCACGGAGAAGTGCAGGAAGCTCCTGATCTTATCCGCAACTGAAGAAACAGCATCTCCAACCTTCCCAATCATGGACTTGATACCATTCACGATACCACCGATGAAGTCAGCGCCCCACTTGAAGGCTTCTGATGCCAGGTTCTTCACGAAATTGATTGCCTTATCAAATCCGCTCTTCACAGCACCATAGATATTTCCGCAGACATTCTTGATACCGTTCAGCATCGCATTGAATGCATTGGAAACAGCATTCTTGATGGCGTTGGCTGCATTCGATACAGCAGACTTGATATTATTCCAGGCTGTCGTGACTGCATTTTTGATTGCGTTCACGATAGTCGTGATCGTATTCTTGATGCCGTTCCAGACCGTAGTTACCGCTGTCTTAATGGCATTCAGCACCGTTGTGATTGCGGTTTTAATCCCATTCCAAGCCGTACTCAGGAACGTACTGATCGCCGTCACCACTGTCGTGATAACCGACTTGATTCCATTCCAGACTGTCGTGAAGAATGTTTTTATCGCATTGAACACCGTAGTCACGGTATTCTTAATCGCATTCCAGGCATTGGTCAGGAAAGTGCTGATCGCATTGACTACCGTTGTGAAGATATTCTTAATCCCTTCCCAAAGCCCGGTAAAGAAATCTTTTATCGCATTCCATACCGTTGTAGCCGTAGTCTTTATCGCTTCCCATGCCGACTTGAAGAAATCCTTCAGAGCCTCCCAGACCGCAATAGCAATCTCCTTGATGCTCTCCCATAGGTCAATCCAGAACTGCCGGAACTCTTCACAGTTGTTCCAGAGATAAATGAAAGCCGCTACCAGAGCGACGATCGCCGCTATGATCAGCACATACGGATTCGTCGCGCATACCGCATTGAAGGCTGCAAACACACCCTTCGCTGCATTGATCACACCTGCCAGCTTCGGCACCAGAGTCATAATGGTACCAACGGCAGAAATGACCTTGCCTACTATGATCAACACCGGACCGATAGCCGCAGCTACCAGCGCAATCGTGACTATAACCTTCCTAGTTCCTTCATCCATCGAATTGAGCCAGTCCACAAACTTCTGGATCCAACCGACAATGGTTCGGATCGCAGGCATCAGCAGCTCACCAAAGGAAATCGCCAGTTCTTCCAGCTGCGACTTCAATATCTGCAGCTGACCGGCAAGATTGTCATTCATGGTCTCAGCCATACTTGCCGCAGAACCATCACAGTTATCAATAGCAGACGAAAGCTTTTCAATATCCGCTTCCCCGGCATTCATCAGAGCCAGGAATCCGGACATCGCATTCTTGCCGACTAGGCTTTCAGCCGCCGCTGCCTTTTCAGATTCAGACAAACCTGAGAAAGCCGTCCTACAATCAGCCAGAATATCCGAAAGATCCCTCATGGAGCCGTCAGCATTAGTCGTTGCAACTGTAACCTCTCCGATAGAAGATCCGCAGATCTTCACATCACCGGACAGGTTGTTCATGATCGTTCTGAGAGAGGTACCTGCCTGCGAACCCTTGATACCGGCATTGGCCATCAGACCGATTGCTTCCGCCGTATCCTCCGCTGAGAAGCCCAGAGCACCGGCAATCGGAGCGCAATACTTGAAGGTCTCCCCCATCATAGAGACATTCGTATTCGCATTGCTCGAAGCCGCAGCAAGGATATCCGCAAAATGCCCGGAGTCCTTTGCTGTAAGTCCGAAAGCTGTCAAAGCATCCGTCACAATGTCAGAAGTAGTCGCCAGATCTTCACCGGAAGCAGCAGCAAGGTTCATCACACCCTCGATACCGGAAAGCATGTCCTCTGTCTTCCAGCCTGCCATTGCCATATAGTTCATGGCTTCCGCAGCTTCGGATGCAGAGAACTTTGTCTTCTCTCCCATCTCACGGGCTTTATTCCGGAGTGCATCCAGATCAGAACCAGTTGCACCGGATACTGCCGCCACCTTACTCATGGCAGAATCAAAATCAGCGGCAGTTTTCACCGCCGCCGTGCCAAGTCCAACTACACCTGCCGTCACAGGAAGGAACTTCTTTCCTACGTTTGTAACATTTTCTCCGACTGTCTTCAGCTTCTCACCCTTAGCAGCGATTTCCTGAAGAGCCGTTCCGGACTGCTTCGCCTGTTCCTCCAAAGATTTCAGTTTCTGTTCTGTTTCAACGATCTCTCGCTGCAGGCCATCATACTGATCCTGTGTGATCGTGCCGTCTTTCAGTGCCTGTTCAGCCTGCTCCGCTGCCGTCTTTAAGGTCTCCAGCTTTTCCTTCGTTTCCTTAACGGCATCTCCCAGGAGCCTGTGCTTCTGAGCAAGCAGTTCCGTATTCCCCGGATCAAGTTTCAGGAGCTTATCGACATCACGCAGCTGGCTCTGGGTATTTCTGATCTCTGTATTTACGCCCTTCAGGGCTGTCTGTAGTTTGGTGGTATCGCCGCCAATCTCAACGGTGATCCCCTGGATCCTGCCAGCCATCCGATTCCCTCCTTCCTGATTTTAGGCAAAAGAAAACACCGATCATTTCTGACCGATGTCTTCATTATTGCAATATTGCATTTTTAATATTTTGTAAGCATGTCAATAAACTTATCCATATCTGCATTCAACTCATCTTTTCTTTCAATGACTTCATGAAGTGCTCTTTCCATTAATTCATGTGTTATTTTGTTTCGCAAAAATCTACACGAACTGGATCCTTTCCCTTTGGCTTTTCCCCAGAGCCTCGTCAGTAACTTCCCATCATCAAAAAAGATGCCCGAATCAGATAATGCGTCCTTAACTAATTGAAGTTCCATGCCAATCTCTTCGTCAGAAGTATATTCACCAATGTTTTTTAGATATTCTCGTACATACTGGCGACACAGAACTTCACATTTAGAATATTTTTCAAGAAATCCATCCTTGATCTCGCGATGATCAGCAATTTCGAGATAAGAATCTGCTCTCTTTATAATAGTCTCACCACTCAGCATATGTCTTACAGACCAAGAAGCTGCTTTTTCTTAGCGTCAAACTCTTCCTGTGTAAGCACACCCGCATCAAGCAATTCCTTGAATTTCTTCAATTCGTCTGCTGCTGAGACACCTCCACCAGAAACATCCTCGTCCTCGTGATTCTTATATTCCTCAAGAGCACTTCTAATCTGAGTTCCAACCTTATTTGCAAAATCATTTGCAGCAGCATAGCTAAACATGCCGCCACAGAACAATATCCTGTTACTGTCCTGCATTGCATTTCTATTCTGTGCTGCACCTAAATCTATTCCAACAAATCTACTTTTCGAATTAATACCTGTTAAAAAGACCACCTGAGCAAACTGTGAATTTAAGCTTGCATTAACTATGTCAATCCCATTATAGTCTTTAAAATACCAGGTCTGCGCAAGTTGCCCCCTCTGGTATCCTGATACTCTATTCCCGTAGATTTCGACCTTTTCGTAAAAATTAGCAGAAGCAAGTGTTGTTTGTTTTCTAAGATTAGCAGGAACATCTATAGAAGTGATCAGTTCCTTATTAACTGCCATGATACCCATCTCCTTTGTCACATTTATTGATTTTGGTGCCTAAAAGACAGATATATTATATCATTATATATATATCAAGTCAATATGGAACTTGAACTTTGGTGATTTTTCACAAAAAATATATTTTTAAAATCGATCCATGTCATCCTGACTTGCCAGCTGATCGTGTGGCTCGTCATCCCTCTGTAGCTCCGTGTACATATCCAGCACGGTTCCTATCGTCAGCAGATCCAACTCGCTGATATGGATTCCCAACTGTACGCACCGAAGCAACAACAGCGGCGTTGTCATTTCCCGGTCAGTCGCTCGAAGTTTTTTTTACTCTCCACCTGTGTCTGCACATTCAGACCCCAGAGCTCGATGATCTCCGGAAGCACCTGATAAATGGAAAATGTCCCGAACTGATCCAGCCACTCATCCGGCGTATCCGGAACGCCCTGCGGATCCGCATGTTTCGCCATGATGTAGCTGATATCCTCAAAAAGCTCCAGCGAAAAAGAATCCAATGCGGAGTTTTCCGGATCATTTTCATCGATGCTCTTCTGCAGGTCATGAAGATCCTTATAAATATCCCTGTGGAACTTGTTTCTGTATATTCTCGGAATGGCTGCCGATGCCCTGAAAGTCACATCCTTGCCATCAATATTCACTGTTTTTGTAAGTGCCATGATTAAATCCTCCAATCACGATTAAGGGCAGCGCCGAAGCCCTGCCCCACATTCTTAACCCTGTCCCTGCTCTGTAGGTTCCGTTGTCGGAGTCTGATATACGCTCTGATACCAGCTGTTATAAACCGTATCATCCGTATTCGCCCCGGTCTTCACCTTCACAAGACCGCTCGGAAGCGGAGTCGCAGTGATCTCCAAAGATTCCGTCTGGACTTCCTTGGAATCCTCATTGGTCTTCCCCTCGATGGTCGGTCTTGCTGCAGTACAGTAATACATGCAGTGCCTGATCTTTTTCTTATCTCCGGAGAACTCAAAAAGCAGAGCGAAATGCTCAGGCTCCACCGTAGAATCTTCGATCAAAACACCGTTTGTATCCTCTGTTTCCTTCAGGATATCCTTCCTGAAGCTGTCCGGAATCAACGCAATCTCCAGATCGCCAGAATATCCGTTGTTGGCCACCGTGGTGTAATAAACCATATCGTCCGCATAGAACGGCTCGGTATCCCCTTCAGGATCCAGCGACAGATTCACTGCACCAGGAATGGCTACCGGTGTAGCGAAAGTTACTTCATTCGTATCCGGATCAAGAGTTGCCTTCGCATAATGGCAGTTCTTAAGTCCGAATTTCACCTTGTTAGTTGTACTCGGCATAATAAACCTCTCTTTCCGCTATACCGTCATCTGGTACAGCACTTCGTATAGTTTCTCTGATTCGATCCATACCTCCGATTTATTCCAGAACAGTTCGTGGGCATTCAGCACAGCCTCGACCCTGTCTTCCAGTTCTGGATCCTTCTCATCGGTATAAAGTTCAATACTTAGGTTGGAAAACTCCATGTACACCACGTTGTCTGCAGCGAAGTTCTCCGAACCCGGAAATAAAAAGCAGATGAATGGCGGATCAGGACTTTCCCCTTCCGCGAAATGGTCATACGCAAATGGGATCTCCGTTTCAGCCAGCATCTGCATTACATCTTCATGCGTCATCCTTTTTCCTCCCGATCTCGATTATGCACTCCGCAGCATGACGGCAGACCGGGCAGTTATATGGATAACCACGACAATCCTCGCCCCTCCGGGTACCGTGATAGATAAAAACTCCAATCACTGATATCCCGACGGCGATCATGAATAACAAAAGCAGTATCTCCATCTCTAACCGCCTTTCTGCAGGTCACGCTCGATATCCCTTGTCAGCTGCTCGATGCCCGCCTGCTCCGCCGGCGCGATATGAGGAAACGCCCTTGTCCTTCCACCGCCGCGCTTCGCATGGCCAAACTCCAAAAGATGTGTCAGCTGGTACCGCTTGGAATGCACCACGATCTGGATGGAGTCGGACGTTTCCCTGGTCTTCTTCACAGCCCAACTCTTGGAATACTTACCCGTCTTCTTCGGAGCCGTGCTTTCGATCTGCTGCTTTACGGTCTTGCCCGCCTTCTGGACATCCTTCTTCAGGTCCTCCGCAGCAAGCTTCGCGTATTCCTCCATGCCCTTCATCACGGTATCCGCCAGCTGGTCAATCTTTATCGTCTGTGCCATCAGCGCCGCTCCTTCCTGCAGGTGAACTTCAGTGACTTCTTCCGGAAGTTCATGTGGTCGATGTTCACGATGTTGTAGATCTCATCCATGAACATCACCCGGTAGTGTGTGGAATCAATCGCAGCAGCCTTCTGACAGTACCTAACGGTGACTGTCATACTGAAATCCTCAACCGTAGTCCCGGCAACCTCTTCTTCCTTGGAGCTGGCCAGCCCTTCACCGCCAATCGTGGCAAAGCAGGTATAATAATCCGTCCAGTCGTTCTTATGATTGCCGTACTTGTCGGTCACGGTTTCATTCTTCTGGAATGTAACCTTAGATCTTAAAGCTGCCACATCCATCAGAATCCCTCCTTCCGGCTGCCGAACAGCAAAGCCCTCAGAGTCAGATCCATCGCATGATGGTCAGCCTCTTCCCTGTGCTCATACAGATAAGCCACCGTAAACATCACGGCAATCTTCCCGTTGGCACAGGCATCCAGATCAGCCTCATCATCCGTTCGCAGGATATCCATGCATTGCTTTTTCGCCGCCGTTATGAAATTTGCAATCAGGGAATCATCATCCTCGAAATCAACCCTGAGATAACTTTTCATCTCTTCCACAGTCACAGTCATCTGCATCACCTCATAAACAGGGACGGCAGATTACTCCACCGCCCTGCATTTCTTACTCCGAATCGTCAGTATCATCAGCTGTCATTAGGCCGGCAGTTTTAAGCTTTGCCAGAAGACCGTTGAAATCCTCTTTTAGTGCCGCAACCGTAGTCGCTTCACTGTCCGCCTGATTCTCTGCCGGTGTAAAGGAAGAAGGAAGCCCCTCCACGGAACTTCCCTCTTCAAAGATCAGCTTTCCTCCGATATGGGTGACATCGCCGCCCTGCTCGGTATAATTCTTAGCATTGTATTCACTCATGCCTCAGCCCTCCTTAGTGCTTCATCTTAAGAAGCTGGATGCCTTCAGGAAGGATCACCTTGCCGTCAACACGCTCTGTTGCGACAAATCCAACCTGACCGTTGGTGCTGTAGAGCTCGTTGAGTCTCTGCACGGTTCTACCGGAACGATCAGCGATCCAGTAGTTCTTGAAATCACCAAAAGCTACGGTAAGCGCATCAGATGCAACCGTAGGAACATAAGGCGAAGTGTAAAGGTCATAACCAAGAAGCTTGTCCGGCTCACCTGCCTGAAGGGAAGGCTGCCAGAGATAAACACCGTTGCCGTCCTTCAGCTTCCTGATCGCAGCGATTGTCGCATCGTTCATAAGGAACTTCGCATTTCTGCGATAAGGACTCTTAAGTGCATACACAAGACTGATCAGCTCATCCGCAGTGATCGCGTTGTTTGCCGCAGCGGTAACGCCCACCTGTCCGCCGTTTGCAGTAAAGATACCTGTAGGCTGACCGGTTCCGGTTCCCACACAGAAAGCCTCTTCCTCTGCAATACCAAAGGCTCTTGCGAACTCAGCCGCAATATAGCTTTCCAGATCAAACATGGAATCCTGAAGAAGCTCGATGGAAACCTTCACAAGGTCTGTAAGCTTAAACGCATCGATGGTCTTCTGGTCGAAGGAAGGATCACTCGGAGTGTAAGCCCCGTTTTCAGCTGTCCATGCAGCGGTAGAATGGGTAGCCGCAATCGGGATCTTTCTCTCAGCGCTTGTGGTAATGACCTTTGCAAGACCTCTCACCACATTAGCCTCATCAAGACCCATCACGATCTGACGCTCGAACTCTTCCGGCACAAGATAGCCGCCATCTGCCTGTACGCCCTCGGAAAGGACATTATGCACAGGTCTCTTTCCACGGAGATGCGCACCGAAGTCTTCCTTGTAAGCATTGGAAGCACGACCAGTCTTTTCCTCCACTTCCTGTCTCGCAGGTCTTCCGGTGAGAGGCATATTGACAGGCTTGTTGAACTCAGCCTCCCTTGCCTCAGCTCTCTGCTGACGGTCGATTGCCGCAGTCAGATCCTCGATTTCCTGCTCCATACGGCTGTAAGTCGCGTTATCCTCCGCAGACAGAACACCGTTCTCGTTCTCGTGGGTATCCACAAAGTTCTTCGCGGTTTCCCACACCTTCGCTCTCTTCTCGATCATATCTTTGATAGTCATAACTCGATTCCTCCTTAAATGAATCTCTTGATAAAATTCAAGCGTTCCCTGATTTCTTCACAGGAACGCCCGTTATCCGTTGTCTGTTCAGTTGCTGCACCGCTCTCCGGTGCCTTGATGTGACACTTCGCAGCGATCTTATCCATCAGCGAATTGGTCACCGCCGCCCTGGAATAAAGCATCGACACCTCCGGTGCTTCCAGGTCTTCGCCCTCCGATGCATCCGCCCTCTGCAGCACATCATCCGCAAATCCCAGTTCCACCGCTTTGTGCGCGTCCATCCAGGTCTCCGCATCCATCAGATGTGAGATCTTCGTCCTGCTCATGCCGGTCTTAATCTCATAGGCATTCATGATGGATTCCTTAACTTCAGACAGCATGTTGATCGCCTTTTGCATCTCCGCCGTATCACCAAAAGCGATAGTCGCCGGATTATGGATCATCATCATGCTCACAGGACTCATGAGTACCTTTGTTCCTGCCATCGCAATCACGCTTGCTGCCGAAGCCGCAATGCCATCGATCTTCACCGTGACATCGCCCTTATAGTCCATCAACATGTTATAGATCTGAGCCGCTGCCACGCAGTCACCGCCCGGACTGTTGATCCAAACCGTAATGTTTCCTGTCCCGGCATTCAGCTCATCTCTAAAAAGAGCCGGTGTGACATCATCGTCAAACCAGCTCTCTTCCGCTATGGTTCCATTAAGGAAAAGCACTCTTTCACTGACCTCTTCGCCTGAAGCCTGGTCTCTGATCTTCCTGCTTTTCCAGTTCCAAAACTTCTTCATCGGAATTTTCCTCCTTCCCGTTTCCGTCCGCCGCAAATATCCCGGCATCCTCCAGCTTCGTCATATTTCCATTGATCAGATACAGATCGCCGCCCTGTTCAGCCGGGATCCTGTCCAGATTCTCCAGTTCTCGAATATCGTTGGCAGACATCCAGCCGTTCTGTCTGGCTGTCGCATAGCCGTTCATCCTGCTCTGGTAATCTCCACGGAGCAAACCATCCACATTAAACTTGAAGAAGTATTTCTTCTTCTCATCCGGAGTCAGCAAGGCTCTCACCATTGCCTGCTCCCAGCGGCTCACCCAGGGATCCAATGTGTACTTCACAAACTCCAGCGACTGCTGCTCAATGTTGTTGAAACTGGACTTTTCCAAGTCTCCGATCATATGTGGCGGCACACGGAAGATCCTCGCGATCTCATCAATCTGGAACTTCCTTGTCTCCAGGAACTGAGCCTGCTCCGGGCTGATACTGATCGGCGTGTACTTCATGCCTTCTTCCAAAACGGCAATCTTATTTGCATTACCGCTTCCTCCGAAGGTCGCCTGCCAGCTTTCCCTCACCTTGCTCGGATCCTTAATGGTTCCCGGATGCTCCAAAACACCGGAAGGAGCCGCGCCGTTCGCAAAGAACTTGCTGCCGTATTCTTCCGTAGCGATTGCCAGCCCGATAGCGTTCTTAGCCATCGCAATCGGCGAATATCCAACCAGGCCATCAAAGCCAAGTCCCGGAATATGCAGCACATCATGAGGCTGAAGCCTTACCGTCCTTCCGACCTTATTGGTCCCCTTCCTGCCGTCCACATCATCCGAATCGTAAACGGTGTATTCGTAGTAGAGCCTTCCATGCTCATCACGATCCACCTTCATCCGATCCGGCATCAGCGGATACAAAGCCACGACTTCACCCTTGCCATTCCTGATGATCTGACTGTAAGCATTGCCCCAAAGAAGCAAGTGCGTCATCAGAGTCTCACGGAAGATAAAGGAAGTCATCTCCGGATTCGGCTCATCATGGAGCAAAAAATAAAGCGGATGTTCAACCGCTTTCTCTTTACCGCCATCATCGGTATATCTGTAAAATTGTAATGGCAGGCTTGCCACCGCCTCTGACAGGATCCTCACGCAGCAGTACACCGCCGTCATCTGCATCGCAGATCTCTCAGTCACGTACTTGCCACTTGCAGTTCCGCCAAGAAAGAAGCTGTAGCTGCTCCCTGCTGTTCTGTCCGTGGGCTTATCCCTACTCCGAAATAAACCGCTTAGAATTCCCATACCCAGTCCCTCCTTCATATGCCTGATTCAAGGCTTCCCTGATCACAAGGAAACCGATCACCGATAATATCAACATCTTTTTATCCTCAGAAAACCAAGAGGCCCCTGGTATCATAAACAGATTCCTCTTTTTCGTTTCCACATCTTATCGCCCTGTCCAGAGCCATAATCATCGCAATGGCACCATCGATCTTCTCCGTGGACTTCGCCTTATCCGCCTTGATGTTTCCAGCAGGATCCGTCCGAATGTAGATGTTATCCATGTTCCAACGGAGAACCGGATGACCGCCATGAGCAATCTTCTGTTCCAGCACCAGCCTCATCAATTCCTTGGTCGGCGGAGACATAGAAGCAAAACCCTGACCAAACGGAACTACCGTGAATCCCATTCCTTCCAGATCCTGCGATAACTGCGTTGCTCCCCACCGGTCATAAGCGATCTCCCGGATATAGAACCTCTCACCCAGGCGCTCAATGAACTTTTCGATATATGCGTAATGAACCACATTCCCTTCCGTTGTTTCCAGAAAGCCTTTCCGCTCCCAGACATCATACGGAACATGATCCCTTTTCACTCTCAGATCCAGCGTTTCCTCCGGTACCCAGAAATAAGGAAGCACAATGTACTTATCCTCTTCATCCACCGGCGGAAATACCAGGGCAAACGCCGTAAGGTCGGTCGTACTGGATAAGTCCAGACCGCCATAACAGACACGCCCTTCCAGTTCGTCCACATCCACAGGAAAAGCGCAGGCATCCCATTTCTCCATCGGCATCCATCTGACCGCCTGCTTCACCCATTGGTTCAGCCTCAGTTGCCGGAAGGAATTTTCTTCTCCCGGATTCTGCTTTGCCGATTCACAGGCTGCCTTCACCTTGTCGATACCCACCGTTATATCCAAAGAGGGATTCGCCTTCTTCCAGACCTTCGGATCCGTCCAGTCATCGGATTCATCCGCACCATAAATTACCGGATAAAAGGTAGGATCAATCTTGCGTCCTTCCAGAATATCCTTTGCCTTCTGGTGTGTTTCATAGCAGATGCTGTTCGTATCCGTTCCGGCAGTTGTGATCAGGAAATATAAAGGCTGCATCCTGGCATCGCCGGAACCCTTCGTCATTACATCAAAAAGCTTCCTGTTCGGCTGCGTATGCAATTCGTCAAACACAACCCCGTGGATATTGAAGCCGTGCTTTGAATACGCTTCCGCAGACAGCACCTGGTAAAAACTGTTTGTCGGCTGGAAGATGATCCGCTTCTGGGAAGCCAGGATCTTCACCCTCTTATTCAGAGCCGGACACATCCTGACCATATCCGCCGCAACCTCAAAAACGATGGAAGCCTGCTGCCGGTCAGCCGCACAGCCGTAAACCTCGGCTCTTTCCTCTCCATCTCCACAGCAGAGCAAAAGCGCCACCGCCGCAGCCAGTTCTGACTTGCCCTGCTTTTT